CACCAAGGTGTTCACCGGCACCTGTTCAAGGAAGCGCAACTTCTTCTACGACGCCATTCAGGCCAACAAGCGCCGGGCCACCCGCCGCGGAGGCCGGCAGGACCACTTCCAGTACGACTGGAAGGTCGTCGTCAAGTTCAACAACTTCTACAAGAAGTACATCGCCGGGGAGAAGGAGCGCATCGGCGAGGACTCCGACGAGTTCCGCCTGAGCTACGCCTGCCAGTGGTTGTTGGAGCAGGGGATGTTCGTGACCGAGGAGAGCTTCGACTTCCTCGGCGACCCCAACATGGACGTGATCCCGTGGTTCGTGGTCGACAAGTGCGTCGTCGGCATCGACCCGGCGCGCACCAAGGACTCCACGGTGGTCACCGTGATGTGGGTCGACTGGAACAACCCCGACCCATACGGCTACTGCCAGCACCGCATCCTCAACTGGTTGGAGATCACCAACAAGCCGTGGGAGGAGCAGTACGCCCGCATCCTCGACTTCCTCTCCCGCTACAACGTGGCGATCATCGGCGTCGATGCCCAAGGTCTCGGTGGCCCGATCGCCGAGCGCATCGCCCACGAGATGCCGTGGTGCGACGTTCGATCACTCGGCTCCAACCCGGCCGACCAGGAGAAGCGCTGGAAGCGCTTGAAGGCGCTGATCGAACGGCGGATGTTCATCTACCCGGCCAGCCGGCAGTGCAAGAAGCGCCGTGCCTACAAGCGGTTTCGTCTGCAGTTCGAGGAGTTGGAGACGATCTACAGCGGCAAGTTCATGCTCGCCGCCGCCCCCGAGGTGGTCAACAGCTACGACGACTACTGCGACTCGGCTGCATTAGCGGTGGCCGTCACCGAGGACGAGGACTTCGGCGTGATCACTCAGATCGACTCACCGTTCCATGGTCGACGCCGGTAACAGGGTGCGAACTACGCTGGGATCATGACGATTGCACCGAACCCGCTCTACCCCGAGCGCGTCCCTCAGGCGTTCGAGCTTGCCTTCGCCGCCAACCCTGCGGGCAACCGTGGGGACATGCGGTTCGAGGAGGGCATCGGCACCGACACGGACGTGCCCAACGACTTCATCCGAGGGGCGTTCATCGACCCGACCTCGGCTCCGGGGCGGATCAACTACAACAACCCCGACGCTCAGTACAAGCACGCCGACGAGACGATGCGCGAGCGCGCCCACGTCGGTAGCGCTTCGTGGATCGAGGCGCCGGCCATGCTCAGCGACTTCGTGGCGGGAGCCGGCGCCGGCCAGGTGCCGCCGCAGTTCGAGATGATCGTGGTGCCCGGCGGCTACATGTACCGCCGCGCTCCCACGGTCATCGACGACTGAGCTGCCATGGCCCGCTCCTACAAGTCGGCGCTGCCGACGTGGTCGACGTACACGCCGCACGTCAATCCGCTGGGCGGCATCCAGCCGGCGATGAACCAAGAGGTGCTGTGGCGTAACCGGGCGCGCCAGTGGGTGGCGCCGTCGACCGCCGGCCAATACAACCGCTTCGCTTCCGAGGCAGCCGGCATGGTTCGTGGTACCGGATCGGCCGGTGCGGTTGCCGGGATGCTGACCCACCGGCCGATCTTCAACTCCATGCTCGGAGCGATGCAGGGCGGGTTGTCCAAGAAGCAGCAGAGTCAGGTCAACCAGGCGACGCAGCCGGTCGATCCGCTGCCGGCGCAGCCAGCGCAGCCAGCCACCGGGGCGCAGCCGCCGCGCAAGGCTGCCTCGAAGGTCAACCCGATCAACGTGGCCACGCAGCAAGCGGCGCAGGGCGGGATCACCGCCATCGCCAGCCAAGCGATCAAGTCACGCACGATCGGGACGTCGACCGGCCCGGCGACCATGCTCCCCGGCGCCAACATCGACCAGATGAACCAGTACTTCAAGACCCTCTACGAACCGTAAGGACAGCACCATGGCAGAGCAGAACAAGAACTACGTCGGGCAGCTGGCCCCCGGAGAAGAGGCCGAGGGAGCACCGATCGATGAGCCGTACCAAGGCTTCGCTCCGTTCCGGCACGTCGGCTACTCGATGAACGCAGCGTTCGCCGAGGGCGCCCAGGCCGGCCGTTACTGATCAACCCGGCGTTCAGACCCCAGCGCTTACGCTGGGTTCGTGGACACCAACTGGCGCATCAGCCTCGTCCGCACTGTCGTTGTTCCGCTACTGATCGGCCTGCTGGTTCAAGCGCTGATCCCTTTCGGTGGCGGCTCTTCCTCCTCCTTCGTCGGTATAGGGCGGGTCGCCACCACATTCGCGATCGCCGTGGCGTGGTATGTCGGCGCCCGTCTGGCCCAGTGCGTGCGACCGCAGCTTGGCTTCCTACTCGGGATCTCCGTACGCCCCCGATACGGAGAGGATGGAGAGAGCGAGCTGGCGCCGTCCCTCCGACGCACGCTCGTGCCGCTCGCCGTCGCCACGGCGGTCGCAACATTGGTTGCGGCCTACGTCGGCGGTAGCACGCCGGCATTCTGCTTGGTCGGCGCTGCCCTCGCCTACTACGGGATCCTGCGCTGGATCGAGGAACGATCGCTGCCCGACTCGACCGCACGCAACGTCGCCGGAGTGATGCTCGGGGCGAAGCTCGTGCCGTACTACTGAGGAGTTGGGATGACAGCGGAAGTTCGTCAGTACGGCAAGAAGGCGTTGCAGAAGCAGGCCGGCACGGGGTTGGAGGGCACCGCCACCAACTACACGCCCGAGCACATGGAGCACCCCGACGTGCAGCGGACGATGGCCGAGATGCACGCCCGTCGGCTCTCGTTCGAGAACTCCCCCGGCAGCACCCGGATGCAATCACCGCTGCGTGGTGTCGGCGACCTCTCCGGCGAGTACGAGAAGCGTGGGTGGAAGGACATCGAGCGCGAGCACGGCGCCGCCGGCCCCTCGATGCACGACTACAAGGATCTGTCCGAGTCGGGCCACAACCCGTTCCCCCAGCCGACCCGCTTCGAGGATCTCCCCGAGGAAGAGCAGGCACGTGCCCACGCCGGCTTGAAGGCGCACGGCACGTCGTACAACCGCCTCGTCAACGATCTCGGGCGTGGACTAGACCGCGCCTACGACCGGTCAACGAAGATGGGCGGGATCCCGGTGGCCTCCAACTTCTACGAGCCGGAGGGCTTTCCCAGGTTGGTCATCGCCCACCACATGCCCGAAGCACCGTCCGAGCATCAGGCGGCGGCGATCGCCATGACGTCACCGAAGAACAAGTTCCTCCACGTGACGAACAAGGGCGCCGTGAACATGCCCAACATCAACTCCGCTGTGGCTGCGGGGGCCGTCGCTACCAGTGGGAAGTACACGACGTCGGCTCAGTTCAAGGGCATCCCCGGTCCCGAACTCAACGCCATCGGGCGCACGGTCAGCGGCGGCGGCGTCGGTCTCCACGGCAACGTGCGCAAGGCCGGCTGGGCGCTGCACCAGGGAGCCACGGGCGCCGACATCTCCGAGTGGCGGGGCTTCCCGACCAAGGCTCAACCGCCTGGCAGTAAGAAGGGTGGCGAACTCGGCGGCAACCTCATCTTCGGAGGTTCGCCGAAGGCGTCACCGTTCGCATCGTCGTTCATCGACGAGGCGGCGCCGTTCCACGTCACTGACGTGCACATGGCCTCGGTGGCCTTCCCGCACCTCTCGGCGATCAAGGGTTCGGGCAAGAACATCAACCCGAGCGGCGCCAGTACCGGCACCAAGACCGAGCGCGAGGTCGCCGTCGAGCGCATCCCCCACGCCCACGCCATCATCGACCACGCCATGCGTACCGCCATGGGCGAGCGTGGCCTGGACAAGATCCGCTTCCAGCAGGGCGCCGCCTGGGGCGAAGAGCAGATCCACCGCACGACCATGCCCGAGCCGGGTGGCCGGCGCCTCGGGTTCCGTCCCGAGACGGTCTACGGGTGGCAGGCACAGACCATGCCGCACACCAACCTGAACTTCAAGAGGCGTGACAAGCAGGGGGTTGGGTCGCTGTACCTGCCTGACTAGAATTATGACATGACGTTGAACAACGATGATGCACCTGACACGACTCCCCCCGAACCCATCTACTGGAAGCTCGCTTTCGACATCAACCTGCCGCGGCTGTAGGTCAATGTGCACCGGGTGGAGTGGGACGAGGAAGTGGGGGCGTTGTTCGTCTATGTGTCGACCTCGGGCCGCAAGCGCTCCCCCGAGAAGTACATCGACGGCATCCCGTTGTACCAGCCCAACGAGTTCGGCTACGACCAGCTCGTCGGTCTCAGCCCGGTCGACCTCAGTGAGACCCTCGCTCTCGAAGACCGGACGCAGACGATCGTCAAGCACATGCACAACGACATGGCAGATCGACTACTAGGGAGTGACGATGGCCGGCCTCAACAAGGAACAGTTCAAGGATCTGCACAAGCAGCTGATGGCGACCCCGGGTGAGGAAGGCGGTTTCAGCGTCCACGCCGTGACCGGCGACCAGCCGGCCGAGGGGTACATGGTGTCGCTCCCCGACACCGAGGAGCCGACTTTCCCGGCCTCGGCTACCAAGGCGTCTCAGCTCGCCCGCTACGTCAACCGGAACCGGGAGTCGCTGTCCCAGCCCGATGTCTTCTTCGGTGGCTGGAAGCCGGAGACCGACGCCTACACGACGCTCGACCGGTCACAGCAGATCAGGGCCAACCCGGCGACCGTGAGGGACTATGGATCGGGGGTGGCCGACATCGACGCCGCCACGACAGCTCTCGATCTCGGCATCGCCCGCAAGCAGGACAGCATCTACTCGGTCAAGCGCGGCCGGTCCACCTACACCAACGTCGTCAGGAAGACGTGACGTGCCGTCGTTCCTGTACGCCACGTGCTGTGGA